AAACGAGCGGTAAAAAAAGCAGACACCATGATGAACAAGAATTACTATGATGACAATCATAATGCCACATATGATTATGCAAATCAAGGAAGTAGAATACAACATGGGATAGATAAGAGAGCAGGCAAACCTAGCGAATATAAGAAAGCCGATGCTTACATAAAAAGTGAACCAGGCGCTAATACAGCCAAAGGACATCGCATGCCTGGTAGCTATAAAGATCGTGCAGATTTGCTAAAATCAGCAGAAGCAGATGGCAGACTAGACGAATCTGTATCCCAAATGTTGGCACTGAACAAGCGATTAAACGGATAAGTTTATCAAGGTGCCAAATAGACCCTTCGGGGTCTATTTTTTTGATTAAATAGTGTTATGGCAAAAAGTTTAGATGGCGTACTGACCAAAAAGGCGCACACAAAAGAAAAGTTCACAGAGGAACAAGTTAAACACTTGTTGGCATGTGCTGACCCCAAAGAAGGCTATTTGCATTTTGCCAAACACTTCTTTCATATTCAGCATCCTGTCAAAGGTAAAGTTAAATTTGAGCCTTTTGATTATCAGATAAGATTGTTGCAAGCGTATCACAATTATCGTTTCAACATTAACATGTTGCCGCGACAAAGTGGAAAAACAACCTGTGCAAGTGCATACTTGCTATGGTATGCTATGTTTCACCCAGATCAAACAATTCTGGTTGCCGCACACAAGTACACGGGCTCGCAGGAAATTATGCAACGTATTCGTTATGGATACGAACTCTGTGACGATTATATTCGTTCCGGAGTGGTCAACTACAACAAAGGGAGTATAGAATTTGACAACGGATCAAGAATTGTATCAGCTACTACTACTGGTAATACCGGTCGTGGTATGTCCATATCCTTACTATATTGCGATGAGTTTGCTTTCGTACAACCTAACATTGCAACTGAATTTTGGACATCAATATCGCCAACCCTGGCAACGGGTGGACGAGCAATCATTACAAGCACTCCGAACAGTGATGAAGACGAATTCGCAATAATTTGGAAAGATAGTCAGGACAAGTTTGACGAATATGGCGATGAAAAAGAAGACGGAACAGGTCGCAATGGATTCCACGGATTCCGTGCTGAATGGCACGAACATCCGGATCGTGACGAAGAATGGAAACGCACTGAAATGGGACGTATTGGTGAAGAACGTTTTCGTCGTGAGTACGGTTGCGAGTTCTTGGTGTTTGATGAAACACTTATTAATTCACTTAAACTAGTTGAACTTAACGGTAGAGAACCTGCATTTAAACAAGGACAAGTCCGTTGGTGGAAAAAGCCAGAAGCAGGTAATGTATATCTTATTGCATTAGATCCTAGCTTAGGAACAGGCGGAGACTATGGTGCCATTGAAGTATTTGAAATGCCAAGTATGACACAGATAGCAGAGTGGCAACATAATATTACACCAATACAACAACAAGTTAAAATATTACGAGATATTCTCATATACATATCTAACGAACTCGGCGGCGATAGTTTTAATCAGATTTACTGGAGTGTAGAAAATAATACAGTAGGTGAAAGTGCATTAGTTGTCATTGATAATCTAGGAGAAGAAACATTTCCAGGATTATTTTTAAGTGAGCCAATGCGCAAAGGACATGTTAAAAAATTCCGCAAAGGATTTAATACTACGTTTGGATCTAAAATATCAACCTGTGCAAAAGTTAAATATCTTATAGAAGAAGATAAAATGAAGCTGAATAGTCGCCCTTTAATCAGCGAATTAAAGACTTATATTGCGGCAGGAACAAGTTTCAAAGCTAAAGAAGGGCAACATGACGATTTAGTAGCATCGTTATTACTAATAGTTCGTATGAGTCTGCTACTAGCTGAATGGGATCCTGCTGTATTTGAACTTATGAGAATTGCTAGCGAAATAGACGGAGAAGATTGGGAACCGCCCTTACCGATCTATATATCAACGGGAATGTGATAAATATAAGATGAATACGAATCTAGATAAAATTGCTTTAGACCTTTATGGCAAGATAGAAACCCGCTTTCCTAATGTAAAAATAGGAGATGAAAACGCCGAGGTACTTAGTAAAAAAACTGATATACCTAAGGCACGATTCTTTGAGTTTGAATATACTGATAACGGTAAAAGTTTAGGTAATGTAGCTATTACGTTAGATGAAGATGACGGTGTTGTTGTACAAATTAGCGGTAATCTTGCAGATAGCAAACATCACGGAGCATTTAGATTCATTAGAAGTTTTAGATCGTTTGCCAAAGACCGATTACTTAAATTTGATATACAAAATATAGGAAAAAGCGAGTTAGACAAGCGCGATTACGCATTTCAAGCAAAACCCAAGGAAGAAACCATGGAACCAATGATGGAAAGTAAGATGTATGGCACAGCCCGTATGAGTTATCAGGATTTAGGAGAGGCTAAGTTAATTGTTAAACATAGTCAACCTATTAACGTAGATTTAGCTGCTGGCCGCACAATGCATATTGAAGGTATTTGGGTTGAAAATGCAGACGGCGAACGTTTCAAGTATCCTTATAAACATTTAAATGGTGCTCGCGCTCTAGCAGAACATTTAAAAGCTGGTGGCAATCCTTATGACGGTATTGGTCAACATATTACTAGCCTAAGTGAAGAACTAGCACAACTACGTAAATTTAAAAATTATGTTGGACGTAATGCTACATTGTCAGAAGCTATGGACGATATCAACGGTCGTGTTAATGAACGCATTGAATCAGTAAAGAAAGAAGTACAAAGTTTGCAACGTCCTACTTACTATCAACAATTTGCAGAAAGTTTTACAGCAAACGAATCTCAAGAAATTCCAGAAGAAATATTAAATGATTGGATTGATCGTTTAACAATTCGTACATTCAATGAAGAATTAAAAACAGCATTTCCTTATATCTATCGCCTAGTTGGCGAGAATATAGCCGTTAAAGAATTATCGGCAGATGATTTATTAGACGAAGCAGGTAGTCCAGCACAGCAAGCAGCTATTGCGATTGCCAAAAAGAAAGCAAAAAAAGTAAGCGAAGATCCAGAAGATCAATTTGAAAACTTTATTAATAGTATTGTTGAAGATGGGGAACAAGAAGGCGAGAACGAAATATTCAGCGCCGATATGGACAAACAATCTAAGGCTCTTAACAAATTAAAAAGTTTAATTGCCGGTGATTTAAAACCAGGTGTAGACGGAGTCAATGCATCTTTAAGTTTAAAAGGCATTATCGATAGTCCATTATTTGCTAGCGATTATTTAGACGGCATGTCAGATAATGACGATGTCGGAACAATGGTAAAGAAATATTTTCAAGATTTAGCTACAGGAAAAATTACTGATGACAGTATTCAAGGTGCAGATATTGGTGATATTAAAGATATTGCACAGGGTATAGTAGCCAGTAAATCGTTAGATTCTGCAGGAAATGAAACACCAGTTGGTGGGGAAGAAGTTCCTCCTGCGGCAGCAGCACCAGCGCCTGCACCAGAAGCTCCTGCGGCACCAGCACCAGCACCAGAAGCTCCTGCGGCAGCAGCTCCTGCTCCTGAACAACCAGCTCCAGTTGCAGAAGGTAGTGATGAAGATCCTCCATTCGATCCAGATCCTCCAAGAAAAAACCCCATTGCCAAAGCTGGCAAACATGGACAAGGTTATAGCACAGCTCGACATTTAGCTAGAGCTGGTTTAATTAAAGCTATTCATACAGCTAAAAAACACGGTGCTCAATTAGATACAACACTAGATTTTGGCGACAAAGAAAAAACATTACACGACTGTATTATTGAATGCGGTATGGATCCAAAAGATTTTGGATTCGGCCAAGATGAGAATGAAAGTGGTGTAGATCAAATGTTAAAAAGTATTTCAGGATTCTGGAATAAAGAAGCTAAAAACTTTACTATCGGCGGAACTCGTGCTAAGACTAAAGTAGTTAAAGATTTTAAAAATGGTGAGTTTGGTAATGCTAGCGAAGAAGATTTGCAACAAGTATTACATATGATTGATAAAATGGATCCAAGTGGCGACACTAGTAGCGAATTAGGTCACATTCGACATTTAGCCGGTATGCACAACCAAGTAGCAGACGAAAGCGGGTTTGATATGCCTGATATGGGCGGAATGATGAAAGGTATGAATATGCCAAAAATGCCTGATATGCCGCAGATGCCACAAGGCGGGTCTAACTCATCAAGCTATACAGTTAACGGTAAGTCGGTTAACAAAGCAGAGCATGATGCATTTATGGCACAGCATCCAGAGCTAGGTAAAGCTCAACAAATGTTAAAACAACGACAAGCACCAAAGGTATCTTGGGATCCAGCGGTTCGTCAACAACAAACTGGCGGCAATCGTAGAGTCAGTAATACAGATTTTAATTTTGAAGAGTCAACTGAACTAACAGCAATGTTAAAAATTGCAGGTTTAAGATAATAAGGAAATATTATGAAAAAAATTACAGAATCAGAACTAAGAAATCGCTCAGCAAAACTCAGAGAGTATATTGCTGCTGTTGAAAATCAGCAAACAGAAGGCGCTTTTGGTGATGCGGCAAAGTGGGTCGGTGGCGCATTGGGCCTCGGCGGCGCGGCAGCAGGCGGCGCGGCCATTGCAAATAAAGCCAATGCGGCAGCACCTGCTCCGGCTGCAAAGCCAGCAGCAAAATCAGATCCAGCTGTTTTAAAACAACAACAAGATTTAATTGCTAAAGGTGCAAAAATTAAAGCTGATGGTATCATGGGTCCGGCGACACAAGCTGCTATCAAACAATACGGAGGTGCACAACCAGCACCTGCGGCAGCACCGACTGGAACAACAACACCCGCAGCACCAGCAGGTGATGCCGCAAAAAATCCAGTTGGTACTACAAATGCTGCAACAGCAATTCCAACAGGTGGTTTAGAAAATCCAGCTAACCAAGCAAAACCAACAGCAACGCCAGCCGCCCCAGCAACAACGCCTGCGGCACCTGCAGCACCTGCAGCTCCTGCCGCAGCACCTGCACCAGGAATGACAGCGGTTGGCGATGACGAGGGCAATACAACTATTACCCGTCCAGACGGTAGCACAATGGTTGTTGGTCCAGACGGCAAACAATACATGCCAGGAAGCAATCCTAACTTGCCACAAAACAAAGGTGTATTGAATACTATAAGTAATAAATTGCAAGGTAAAGGAGAATTCCAAAAACCAACAGGATTTATTCCACCAGCACCTGCGGCGGCACCTGCGGCGGCACCTGCGGCGGCACCTGCCGCTCCAGCAGCTGGGACAAACGGTTTAGGTGCTGGTGCCACAATGGAAAGCACTAACTTTAAAAATGATGAATTGAGTAGAATTATTAGCTTGGTGCATCATAGATAATTGAGTAAAATACTCATATTCTAGGCAAGATTTCTCTTGCAAAGCTAAATAAAAACGTATACAATAACATGTATGCGTTTTTTACTTTGCAAGGGTGTAAAGTAATTATAGGCAAAATAGTAGTAAACAAAGGCTAACAATAGGAGATTATTATGGCAACTTTGGCAGAAATTAGAGCAAAGCTCAAGGCATCGGAATCGAAAGGTTCAGACAATCAACGTTCCGGCGGAGATAAATCAATTTATCCGTTTTGGAATCTTAAAGAAGGTGGCGAATCCGTTATGCGATTCTTACCAGATGGTAACACCGACAACACTTTTTTCTGGGTAGAACGAGCAATGATCAAATTGCCATTCTCTGGAATCAAAGGTGAATCAGAAAGCAAAAACATTACAGTACAAGTACCTTGCGTAGAAATGTACAACGATGGTTCAACTTGCCCAATCCTTTCAGAGGTTCGCGCATGGTTCAAAGACCCAGCACTAGAAGATATGGGGCGTAAGTACTGGAAAAAGCGTTCATACATTTTCCAAGGTTTCGTTGTTGAAGACGGACTTGGCGAAAAGACTGATGAACAACCAGAAAATCCAATCCGCCGTTTCATCATTGGCCCACAAATCTTTACAAGCATCCGTGCAGCTTTGGTTGATCCAGAGTTGGAAGATTTGCCAACTGACTTTGTACATGGTTTGGACTATCGTATGAAGAAAGGTTCAAAAGGCGGCTATGCTGACTATTCAACATCAAGCTGGGCACGTCGTGAACGTCCACTAAGCGACAGCGAACAAGCGGCAATTAAACAACATGGCTTGTACAATTTGTCAGACTTTTTGCCTAAGAAACCAGGTGAAGTTGAATTAAAGGTTATGAAAGAAATGTTTGAAGCAAGTGTTGATGGCGAACCATATGATATGGATCGTTGGGGACAGTATTTCAAACCAGCCGGTATGTCACAAAACACTGGTGATCCTAATCGATCAACTCCTAAAGCAAGTGCTCCAGTAGCACACGACGACGCAGAAGATGACACTCCTGCTCCAGCACCAAAGGCCACACCTGCATCAGCATCGAAAGCTGAAGCAAGTGCAGGTGGCGATTCACGTGCCCAAGACATCTTGGCAATGATTCGCAATCGTCAAAAAGCATAAAGCAAAACACGGCTCGGGCCAATGCAACTTAGTTGTACGCCCGGGTTCTTTCATTTAGGAGAAATATATGGCTACAAAAGCCTTTGATTTATCAAAGTTTAGAAAGACTTTGACCAAGTCGATTGATGGACTTGGTGTTGGGTTTAACGACCCAACAGATTGGATTAGTACAGGCAATTATACGCTTAACTATCTAATCAGTGGAGATTTCCACAAAGGTGTTCCACTAGGTAAAGTTACTGTATTCGCTGGCGAGTCTGGCGCAGGAAAGAGCTTTATCTGTTCAGGAAACTTAGTGCGTAACGCACAACAACAAGGTATCTATGTTATCTTGATTGATAGTGAAAATGCACTTGACGAAAAATGGTTACACGATTTAGGTGTAGATACAACAGAAGATAAACTTCTTAAACTCAATATGGCTATGATTGATGACGTAGCAAAAACCATTAGCGAGTTTATGAAAGAATATAAAGCAATGGCAGAACGTCCTAAAGTTTTATTTGTCATAGACTCATTGGGTATGTTGCTTACCCCTACTGACATTAACCAGTTCGAAGCTGGTGATATGAAGGGAGACATGGGCCGTAAGCCTAAAGCATTGACAAGTCTTGTTCGCAATTGTGTTAATATGTTTGGTAGTTACAATGTGGGTATGGTTTGTACAAATCACACATACGCAAGCCAAGATATGTTTGACCCAGACGATAAAATTAGTGGCGGACAAGGTTTTGTTTATGCAAGTAGTATTGTTGTTGCCATGAAAAAACTCAAACTTAAAGAGGATGAGGATGGCAATAAAGTATCAGATGTAATGGGTATTCGTGCCGCTTGTAAGATCATGAAGACACGATACAGTAAACCTTTTGAAACTGTACAAATTAAGATACCATACGAAACAGGTATGAACCCTTATAGTGGCATGGTTGATATGTTGGAAAAGCAAGGTATGCTTGTTCAACAAGGCAACAGACTAAAGTATGTAGATCCAACCTCCGGTGAAGAATTTCTTTTCTACCGAAAAGAATGGAAAGATGATAAATTAGATATGATAATGAAGAATTATCATGTTAAACCTTTAACAACTACCATTCCTGAGGAGACAGAAGAAAATGTTGAATGAAACACAAGTAGGCGATATCTGGTTAAACTTTGTTGAATATCTAGATAAGAAACAACTAGAGACCGTAGCAGAACGTTATATTGATTTGCTTGCAGATTTTGGAGTAAGCGATCGAGTTTTAAAAGATGCCAAAGGTGTAGACGAATCATTAGATCAAGCTATTGATTATTATCTTAACGACGACGAAGATTACGACGATACTCAAGAACTGGAGTTTTAATGGGTTGGTATACTAATATTGCTAAAGACATTTCTTACATTCCTGATGCAATTTTACATTTTGAAGGCGAGTTAGATGTTGCCAGAACAGAAGTAAAAATTATTGGAAATGTTGAAAGAGCTGCCGCAAATATGCCCGGTGTAGTAGAGCAACGATTTAGTCAGCTACAAGAAATTGAAGCAATATTAGAATACCTTAACATTGAATTGCGTAGACTTAAAAGTCAACATTTTCGAAAATATTTAGAAAACTATCAACGTGCTCTAAGTAGTAGAGATGTTGAAAAATATGTAGAAGGAGAAGCAGACGTAGTTGACTTTGAAAAAATTATCAATGAGTTTGCTTTACTTCGAAACAAATGGTTAGGTATTACTAAAGCACTTGATCAAAAACAATGGCAAATTACTAATATTGTTAAGTTACGTGTTGCAGGCATGGAAGATGCAAGTATATAACTAATTTACTCAAAATACCCACTATAGGCCTTAAATAATACAAGGCCTATTTTTTTCTAAGAGGTTGCTTTTTAGAAAAAATAGTGTATAATAAATCATATGATACATATCGATAACCTGTTATTAAAAATTGTAAATTTTAATTCTCTACGCATTGAAGAAGTTATTTCTTTGCGTGATTGCAATGTATTACGTAGTCTAGCATCAAGTGTAAACAGTCATTTGTTTATTACTGAAAATCAAAGTCGTCTTGCAATTAAAATTCTTAGAGATAATTCGGAGAAACTAGCAGAGTTCACTGAAGAAATTAATCAAGCAATTATTACTCCGGTATGGAGTAAAACATTTAGACGTATTGAACAAGTAAAAAAACTATATATAGACAAAGACACTGATGGCGAATATTGCATCGCTATAGACTTTACATTCAATACCGCAATTCGAAAATCATTACAATCAATCGACAAAGTATGTGAGAATTTGATTGTAATAAACAACGGCAAAAAATATTCAGCTGACTATACTGAAAAAAATGTAGTATTGCTAATTGATACATTAACAGAGCATGACTTTGATATTGATGAACAACTTCACACACATTATGCTACTATAAAATCTTGGTCCAAGACAGATACTTGTAATCAATTCTTACTGACAAATATTGAATATCCTAATTTTCACAGGACAATTACCGCTGATCTTGGAATTGAAACAAAACTAGATAAAAATATTATTAACGATCGTAGCGTTAGATATCAGTATCTTTCAACAGAAATTAAAAATACTGGAGAAGAGTTAACCGAGTATATTGCAAACAGATCAAAAACAAGAATATGGGTTGACAAAAATCAGCACACATTATCTGATGTAATTAATAGTCTTATCAGTTTAAGAAGATTACCACTACTCGTTATATTTGATACAATAGTTAATAACAAATACAAAGAAAATTTACAAATTTTATCCGATGCATTGATTGCAAATAGTATTACCGATCATGTAGGAATTTATTTTAGACTACCAAATGATGACTCTGGTAGAGATTTTAACAAACTAATTGCATCCAACAAATATAATTATCCGCTAGATAACACTACACAAGTTGCTGGTGTATCTAGTGGTAAACTTCCAAAATTCTTTTTAAAAACTGCATGGAAACCAATGAGTGTAATTACATTAGATAGTCGTATGGGACTACGCCATGGCAAGACAGCAGTCTATTCAAATTGTTGTGATCTCATAGTTGAGTGGTCGAGTGAACCTGCAATTATAGACCAGAGGTTAACTGTAAAATGACTGTAAAACTAGTAATCAAAGACGAAGTTAATATTAAATTTGAAGGGTTATCGCTAGAAGCCCGTAAAAAATTAACAGCAACTTTTAAATATTTAGATCCTACAGCAAGGTATAGACCAGCTTATCAACTAGGCCGTTGGGATGGCAAAGTATCAATGTTTGGCCTCGGCGGCAATGGGTACCTAAGTCAACTTGAGAAGTGTTTAGGTATACTTGGGGACATGGATATTGATGTAGGCGAATTAGAAGATTTACGAACAACTAGCAAGATTCAGTTTGCGCCTGTAACAGAATCTTACTGGGCCGACTTAGGCAAAGTTTGGCCAAAAGGTCACCAACAAGAAGGTCAACCTATTATGTTGCGTGATTATCAAGTTGATGCAATCAATACATTTTTAACCAATACACAAGCATTGCAAGAAATTGCTACCGGCGCTGGTAAAACAATTACTACAGCAACATTGAGTCACCTTGCTGAAAAATATGGCCGGACAATAACTATTGTACCTAACAAAAGTCTAGTTGAACAAACAGAGGAAGATTTTATTAATGTTGGATTAGATGTGGGCGTTTACTACGGCGACCGAAAGAATCTTGATAAAACACATACTATTTGTACATGGCAAAGTCTTAACATATTTGATAAAAAAAGTAAAAATCATGAATATGATATCATGAGTCTTGCAGAATTTTTGGCAGATGTTAAAACAGTAATTGTCGACGAAGTACACATGGCTAAAGCAGATGTACTTAAAAATTTACTCACACAAAATCTATGTAATGCGCCAATTCGTTGGGGACTAACTGGAACTGTTCCTAAAGCAGATTATGAAGCTGAGCCAATATTTGCTAGCATTGGACCAGTCGTAGGCGGCATTAAAGCACATGAGTTACAGGAAAAAGGCGTACTGTCTAACTGTCATGTAAATGTAGTTCAGTTAATAGATTTACCTGAATTTAAAACATATCCAGAAGAATTAAAGTATCTTGTTACTAACGAAGATAGAATGAGATACATTAGCAAATTAATTAAAACAATAAGCAACTCAGGCAATACACTTGTTCTCGTAAATAGAATTGACTCAGGCAAATTTTTAGTAAATGAATTAGAAGACGCTGTCTTCATATCAGGTGCTGTCAAAACAACAGATCGAAAAGAAGAATACGATGAAATTAAAACAAGTAATAACAAGGTTATTGTGGCGACTTTTGGTGTGGCCGCTGTTGGTATTAATATCCCTCGTATTTTTAATCTGGTTCTTCTGGAGCCCGGAAAGAGCTTTGTTAGAGTTATACAAAGCATTGGGCGAGGTATTAGAAAAGCAGAAGACAAAGACTTTGTCCAAATTTGGGACTTGACTAGCACCTGCAAATGGGCCAAACGGCATCTTACTGAACGTAAGAAATTTTACAAGGAAGCCAAATATCCGTTTACTTTAGATAAAACGGATTGGCAAAAATAAGGATTTATGCAGATACTAACATTAGACAATAAGACATTCTCATTAAACAACTTACCAGAAGAAGTCGATGAAAATACTAGATTTGCGGTACTAGATAATAGTAACCCGCAAGAACCAGACTTTTTCTTTATGCCTTTAATATTTTTAGAAAGTTTTAATGCTCCAGCAATCGTGTTGCAAATAGGCAACGACGAAGTAACAATGCCACTTGATTGGTGTATAGCTGTTGGAGATAGCTCTAGTAGTTGTGAAATAGAAATATTACCCTTAACTAGTTTGAATGACAGAGGATTTGAAGCCTTAGTGTTTAATCCGTTAAGTAGCTTTAGATTAGAATTTAAACCAATTAAAATTATTAATTTTTACAACGATGTTAAATGGTATTTTCCTAAAATGAAAAATGGTCAACTATTAGCTACTCCTACTAGCGGCGGCGAAAAACCTAATTGTGCCTATTTTGTAAAAGAAATTAGCAGACAAAACGAAATAATTTTATTAGATAGATTACTATAATGGGAAATCTCAAACCTGGTGCAACATATGTCTACGAACGCGATGGCGATAGTATATATGCCAGAGAGTTTGGAGAGAAAGAACGAACACTAATTGGTTATAATGTAAATGATCCGGAAGAAGCCCGTAGATTTGATGGACGAACCCCCGACGGCAGGCCATTGCACGAACATATTGAAGAAACTAAACTATGGGGCGATATTCGGCGAGAAGCACGTACCAATGTGACTTTACAAAAGGCATTGGATCGTGCTATAATGATATACAAACTTAGTAAAGATAAACTATGAGTGATAAAATCGAACTTAAAGAAAAAATTGCATTTGTTGATATGAACGTTCGTGCGGCTTGGGACGAAATGACAGAAGATCAACGCAAGAGTCTTAAGAACGAATATTTTATATTGAATAGATATATCAGCAGTGTAAAAGATAATAAACGAGATGTACAAGAACATTATGTACTAACAGTTAATAACTATTTTAATAAAAACTGGAATGAAATTCAAAAACATCCTAAATTACTGTGGTTGTTGCTGTGTATGTGCAGCTGGAACGGTGAGAAAACATTCTTCCACGAATGGATCGGGCATAAGAAAAAAACCGGAACAGGCGGAAAGAAGTTGAAGTTTTTAGAAGAAATTTATCCTAATCGTAAGCAAGATGAATTAGAATTATTGGCTAATCTGTCCACAGATAAAGAAATAAAAGACCTTGCTCGAACACACGGTATGGATGAAGCCACTATTGCAAAAAAATTAAAATGATGATTAGTATAGTTGATAATGCGGTGCCTAAAAGTTTACAAAGATATCTACAAGATATCTTTCTAACGCATAACGGAATACCATGGTTTTATATTGACGATATTGCCGGAATAAATGCAGAGGTACAAACTGAAGGCTGGGCACATGTTTTTAAAGATATCAATACCCACAGTCCTATGACTGATATAATGATGGCAATATTGTTTATAGCAACTGAACAAGCAAATGTTCCAGTACATAGTGTTGAACGAATACGTGCAGGATTGTTTACAATAAAAGAATCACAACGAATACATAATCCACATATAGACTGGGACTCTGAACATTTAGTAATGTTATACTATGTGATCGATTCCGATGGCCCGACATATTTTTACAATGATAAAAATGAAATTATCAAACAAGTTGACCCAGTTGCTGGTCGTGCAGTAATATTTGACGGACGTATTAAACATGCTAGTTCTTCTCCGACTAGTTATAAAAAAAGAATAGTTATAAATTTTAATTTTAATACTAAAAAATGATGAGTTTAGTTACTATACCAAGACCTTATATATGTGGCTATTGTAATGTAGGTTTTACTAAAGAAACTACATTGGGTGTGCATATATGCGAACAAAAACGTCGGGCTTTGGCACGTAAAGAACGACATGTGGTGTTAGCATACGATACATTTCTAAGATTTTATCGTAGGGCACAACCTCAAAGCACACAGGAAAAAACATATGAAGATTTTTGTAAAAGTCCTTATTATAACGCTTTTATTAAGTTTGGTAGTTTTGTCAGTAACGTCAATCCTCTCTACCCGGAAAAATTTATCGACTATGTGGTCACGTCTGGAGTCAAGCTGGACCATTGGTGCAGAGACGAACTCTACGAACAATACGTCCTCGACCTTATCAGAAGAGAAACCGTCGAAACCGCCCTCCAAAGGTCGCTCCAAACAATGATGGATTGGGGTGATGCACACAACGCATCGTGGAATCATTATTTCTTATATGTAAGTTTAAGCCGTGCATGCTATGACATTAAAGATGGAAAAATTAGTCCTTGGGTAATACTAAACAGCAGCAATGGAAAAGACATGCTAAAGAAATTTAGTGATGAGCAATTAGGACATATACAAAATATAATTGATTTATCTTTTTGGTTAAACAAATTTAAGAAAATGCCGGCAGATGCAGCACTGGTTAAAGAAGTGGTTAAAGAGTCGAATATATGAGAACATTACAAGATGGAACTGTTGTTGATGAACTAGACAAACCAAAAATTTTAACAATTAAAACTAAATGTCCTGCTAAGTGGATATTAATTGATAAAGAAACTGGAGAAACTTATACGCCTCATACAACTGAAGGCAAGTACCAATGGAAGAAAATAGATAATGCCAGATATTGATATTGATTTTGCAGATAGAACACGAGCTTTAAATGTACTAAAGCATATCGACGCACGAATTGATATTTCTAAAAAACACAATACTGGAATATATTGTACTTCTATTCCGTATAATCCTGTTGATGGAATTAGTACATTAGATTATAAAACAGCGGAAGATCGCGGCTATTTTAAGATTGATTTCTTAAATGTAAGTGTATACGAAGGTGTCAAGAGTAAAGAGCATTTGACACAATTATTAAATCAAGAACCTCTGTGGGATTTATTAGAACAAAAAGAATTTTGTGATATGATATTCCATGTAAACGGCTATCATAATTTAATTGCAGATTTAAAACCTAAAAATATTGAGGAGCTAGCCATGTTCCTTGCACTTCTCAGACCTGGTAAAAAGCACCTCATCCCAGTATGTAAGGAAAAAGGATTCCAGGCAATCGCCGATGAAATCTGGACTAAGACAGCAGAGTATAGTTTTAAGAAAAGTCATAGTATTGGTTACGCCCATGCTATTGTTGTACAGATGAATCTAATTTGCGAACGAATAAGTTACGAATATAGTTAACGAACTTTTCTAACTAATTGTACACTTTTACGCTTTACTCTTTTTAATGTTAAGTTCATTAAATTTACAACAGGCCCTAATATAATGCGAGTATCTTTGCTGTTAAAAGTTTTAATGGCGTAAGAAAACGGTTCTATTTGAGCTCTACAAAAAATATTAATTGGGAATGTTCTATTGCTTTCCCACCACCAAATCTCACCTATTTCTAAAAATGCAGATTTTTCTTCTGGAGTTTTGATGGCGTCTAAATCATAGAAACTTGTAACATATTGGTCCTGATTTATTATGATACCAACATATTCGTTGTCCCCGTAGTTAATTACACTAATCCACGGTAAATTTTGTTCTATATTGTCTCTTAATTTTGCCATAAATACTTTATAAAGGTCCTTGCCAAATGCAAAAAATTCAAAGTTATTTATATCCTAACAGACAAATCATCTTGGCCGATTTGGCAGGATTCAACGTGGAGAACACAGTCGTGTATGCAAAAACAGTAAAAATATATCAAGGCGTGGATAACGTCATAGAATTCGACATACAAAATGCCGATCAAAAGCGTCTAGATCTAACAACCTTGACTAGTTTACAAATGAATGTGTTTGACCAATCAGGCAAAGCATTACCTACAAGTCCTTACCCTATATCAATTTTTACAGGAGCTTCTACTACAGCTAGCGCCACATTAGTTGCGCCTTTTCCAGTTGCTCCTACTAGTAGTACAACAATAACAGTTCTTACAGCTAACATAACAGGGGCATTTGTTCTGACACAACAGATATTAGGTACTCCGTTAATTGGAGTAGTTACTGTGTCCTCAGTAACTCAAAATATTGATGCAGGTACAACAACTATTGGTATTGCATTTACAAAACAAACGGTGCCGTCTGCTAGTAACCTAACAATAAGAGGTATATTGAATGGACTTGGAAAAGCTATTATACCAGAAGACGATCTTTATGATTTAGTATATCAAAATTTAAAATATAGCATTACCGCTATCGATCCCCAAGGAGCTAATATTCCATTATACACCGACAGTAGATTTAGTGCTGTAGGAACTATGGAACTAGTAACTAGTGCTGTTCCTAAAATACGTAAGGATAGAATATACGATAGATTTACCGGTGAAATTAATTTTATGGGTAATGTTACTAATCACACTAGTGCTATTCCTTGTAAATATTACGAAGCTACACCAACCTCAACTTTAACATTTATAGTCACTTTGAAAAACTTCATTGGTGAAATATTCATAGAAGGAACAGAAGATAGTACAATTGCCGTTGAATCATTTCGAAATGCTAAAAAGATACAAAGCCATTCATATTCAACAGCAACTACTACTACTTTAACGTTTACGGATGTTCCGGTCGATAACTACAATTATCTAAGAATTAGCTGGACATATCCTGATGTTTGGCAATATGGTAGTCAACAAAATCCGTTGCTACCGTTTGGATCTGTTGATACTGTAACAGTATCTTATGGTGAAATGCTCTGTTGATCTAACTCGTAATAGATGCTATAATAAGGCATGAGTCTTATTGCCAGCACACTATTAAACTACTTACCCGGAAAGCGAAAAACAACTCCGAGCGGTTGGATTAGCTTCAACGCGGTTTGTTGTGATGATGATAGAGGTCGTGGTGGATTCATTGTTAATGGCGGAGATGCTGTAAGCTATCACTGTTTCAATTGCGGATTCAAATGCTCTTGGCAACCTGGCAGGCACATTAGTCAAAAGATGAATCAATTTATGCGGAATCTAAACATTCCGGATGATACAATTGCTCAGTTACGATTAGAGGCTCTTAGACTAGATAACAATAGTACTACAGAAATCCGTAGCATCATTCCTAAATTTGATTCTCGTGCATTGCCAATGGATTCACTTAGTATGATTGAATGGGCAGAGCAAATTGCAGAATCTGATTTTTCAGTTCCTGAAAACTTTCAAAAATGCATTCAGTATCTATTGGATAGAAATATAGATCCAAAAAGTTATCCGTTTTACTGGACTCCTAAAATAGGATTTAGTAATAGAATTATAATTCCTTTCTTATACAAGGGCGAAGTAGTAGGATGGACCGCCCGTTCAGTTAGCGATGCAAAACCAAAATATTTAAGCGAACAACAGCCTGGCTATGTGTTTAATCTTGATAATCAATCAGACGATAGGGATCTCGTAATTGTATGTGAAGGACCCTTTGATGCGCTAAGTATTGATGCCTGCGCCATACTTGGAGCAGAAATTAAAGATAGTCAAAACTGGTTACTTAAACAGTTGGGCAAAGAATTAGTCTTAGTGCCAGACAAGGATCACGAAGGCCCACGGACTATCGAACAAGCTATAGAATATGGATGGTCGGTTAGTATGCCCAACTGGCCGGAAGGCGTTAAAGATGTAAATGATGCTGTAATAAAAATAGGTCGGTTGGCAACATTATGGTTAATAGTAAGTGCTAAAGAATCAAATGCTCTTAAGATCAGATTACGAGCTAAACAATGGTTTAAGGATATAGACAATGTATGAATTTTGGAATTTTTTACAAAATCCTATCAAATGGTATAAAGAACGTAAGGCATGGAAAAAGCGTCTAGAAGAACTACGTAAACGCGATCCATTTATCTACAAATGATACACTGGGGGATAAATGCTCTTAATCACGGCTCAAGTCTTGCTGTATTCAAAGAGGGTAAACTAGTATCACAGACTATTAGCAAGTACGACGAACTAGATAGTTCGCAAACTGTGCCAGCATTAAACTATGGAAGTCCGGATCGTATTTTTTGGTACGAACGTCCGTGGATTAAAAAAGCAAGACAATTGTATGCTGGACAATATCGTACAGCGTTTGATATGTCTACACTACCAAAACGTCATCTTAAACAATTTAAATATGCAAAAGTTTCTTATACTCCTCATCATAGTAGTCACGCTGCCGCTGGCTATTATACAAGCCCGTTTAATCATTGTGCGATTGTTGTGCTCGATGCGATCGGAGAATTTGAATGTGCTACCATATGGCAAGGGCTACACGGTGAAATGAAGAAAGTGTGGAGCAGAAGTTATCCACATAGTCTAGGATTATTTTATAGTGCCTTTACACAATTTGTTGGCTTGACTCCTATCAAGGATGAATACTTATTACAAAAAATGGCAGAGCAAGGCGATCCTTACAAATTTTTACAGTATGTTAGAAGTTACTTTGATGCAGGTGAATTGCGCTGTAATACTAATTTTCATCAGGGAGTCCTTAATTGGAACCTTAATGAATTAACTACCTTACAGGAACAATGTGACCTGGCGGCCGCAGTACAACTAGTGTTTGAGGAGCAAGTATCTGGTATCATGCTCAAAGCTAAACAACTAACCAACGCCGACTGTCTAGTCTACATGGGAGGTTGTGCTATGAATAGTCAAGCCAACAAAAACGTAGTTGAATCTAAATTTAAATATCGATGGAGTTTACCTAACCCAGGAGATCCTAGTAGTAGCATTGGAGCGGTATTATATCATACCAAACAGAGAGTATGGGATTATAAGTGGGATCTTGTCAAACACATTGCAATTAATGTATAAAGAGAGTATAATAGCGTATGAGTGATTATAACGATAACAAGAAAGATAAAGCAAGACAAAACGTAGACTATGGCTACGATATTCAGCGTGTCTATTTAGAGATGATGTTGGCAGATGCTGGTACATTTGTACGCTGTCAAAGTATTTTTGATAGTAAACTATTTGATCGCAGACTACAGGATTCCGCGGAGTTTTTAACCAAATATGTAAGCGAAAATAATGTATTGCCCACGCCAGATATTATTAATGCGGCCACAGGATCAAATTTAAAAGCCGCCACAGATTTGCGTGAAGAACATTTTGAATGGCTACTCAACGACTTTGAAACGTTTACTCGTCACAAAGGACTTGAGCGAGCAATCTTAGAATCGGCGGACTTGTTGGAAAAAGGCGAGTATGGTCCGGTGGAAGAAAAGATTAAACAAGCAGTACAAGTAGGACTACAACGTGACATGGGCACAGATTACTTTGCTGATCCTAGAGCACGTCTTATGAAGATCAAGGATAAAAATGGACAAATATCTACAGGCTGGAAAAGCATTGATGATAAGTTGTATGGAGGATTTAATCGCGGTGAGCTTAATATCTGGGCTGGCGGCTCTGGTGCTGGTAAGAGCTTGTTTTTGGCTAACCTTGGTGTTAACTATGCCCTTGCTGGTCACAATGTATTGTATCTCACACTAGAGTTGAGTGAAGAATTAGTTAGCTTGCGTGTGGATGCAATGGTAACTGGAATACCTACAAGAGAGATTTTCAAGAGCATCGATGATGTTGAAATGAAAGTTAAAATGATTGGCAAGAAGTCTGGCCAGTTCCAAGTCAAGTATATGCCAAGTGGTAAGACAGCAAACGATATTCGTGCTTATATGAAAGAGTATGAAATCAAAATGGGACGTAAGATTGACGTACTGTTAGTTGACTACATGGACTTGCTACTACCTTTGAGCAAGCGTATTAGTGCTGAAAACTTGTTTGTCAAAGACAAGTATGTGAGTGAAGAACTGCGTAATTTGGCGGTGGAAAAGAACTGTGTGTTTGTTACAGCGGCACAGTTGAATCGAGGTGCTGTTGAAGAAGTTGAGTTTGATCACAGTCATATCTCGGGTGGACTTAGTAAGATTCAGACAGCAGATAATGTGTTTGGTATCTTTACAAGTCGTGCAATGCGTGAGCGTGGACGTTATCAAATCCAGTTAATGAAAACACGTAGCTCGAGCGGTGTTGGTATGAAGATTGATTTGGATTTTAATGTGGACACACTACGCATTAGTGATCTAAGTGAGGAAGATGGTTATGGAAATCATAACAGTCAAAGTGCAGGATCTACTTTACTAAACAGTATTAAACAACGACAGACTGTAACTACAGAAGATACCGGTTGGGAACGTGCAAGCCCTAAAGAAGGATTTGACCTAGCCAAGCCCAAGGTTAAGGCCAATGTAGAGTCAAGCAAACTTAGAGAACTGTTGAATAACTTGCCAAGTGACGACTTGTAATCTTCGTGTAATGCTATTTTTTTAACAATGAGATAAGTACACATATAATAACTACCAGGAAATCATGGAACTTTACCGCATACGAGATATTAACGACCCGTTAACTCACTTGATGAAGGACGATCCAGTTCGTCCTCACATTCCTCTTGAACAACGTATTTCCAACAACAGTGAAATACTAATACTACGCCGAGGTGATGAAGTGCTAGCGGCCACTTGTATGCAATGGTTAGCCGATGTTCCTGAATCTGAAGAAGATCTAGTTAGTATGAGCAAAGACCACAATGTGGCTGTGTTCTATACTATTTGGAGTTATAGTCCAGGAGCCGGAGCAAGTTTACTACAACAAGCGGCAAACTGGCTAAAATCAGAGTTTGAAACACTAACAGGTATAGTTACCCTAAGTCCTCAAACTCAAATGGCCGAACGTTTTCATTTGAAAAATGGCGCTAAGATTCGTAAGACTAACAAAGACACTGTTAACTACGAATACTACTTTAAAGAATAATCAAGCACCAAAGTTACTGTTAGGCGCAAAGCTCATTGGATTATCCATTGTACCACCTAAGGGTGTTTGCTGTCCGAGCCAGTCTACTTTCTTGTCAGCTGGCTTGGATGGCATTGGTGCAATGTTTGGCGGTTTCTTCTTGGCATCTGTGACCTTGTACATGCTACACCAGCGAAAGCGTTTGATGCCTTTCTTACGAGCTTGAGCAATAGCAGCACTCTTACTGGCCGCTTTGATTTCTGGCAAATCACCGCCAGCTGCGGGCGCAGGACTTCCTGTTTTACTTTCAGCTTCTTTTAGTCCAGCAATCTTTCTCCAACGATTCAATTCTTCATTTTCCAGTAGAGCAGCTCGATCGTCAAGACTTTCTGCGCCAAAGTTACTGTTGGCACCAAAACCCATTGGATTAGCCATAGTACCACCTAAGGGATCAGCTTGTCCGAGCCAGTCTACTTTCTTGTCAGCTGGCTTGGATGGCATGGGTGCAATATTTGGAACATCAATGATCTGGCACCATTCAAAATCACTACATCCGCCCTGTTTGGCCGCAGCATAGGCCTTGTTAAAAGAAGGCATGAGTCTAAGTTTGGCTTTGAGTTCAGGACCGCATGGCTCAGTAGGGTTCACGGGCGCTGGGTCAGGAGTGGGCATAGGAGCAATAACATCGGGAACCGGAGCAGGCGTAGGTTCTGGACTAGGACCAGGTGCGGGCGTTGGCTCTGGTGCTGGGCTCGGAGTTGGCGTGGGTGCTGGAGCATCTGCTGGACCGTATTTGACATTGTAAATATCACCAAAGCGACTGCGAATCACATTGCCCGAACCATCAGTAGCAGCACTGAGAATCTTCTGTCCGTTGCGTGGATCTACATCACCTATCTTTAATGGCGGTTCATTGTGTTGAACATCCAAGTCTTCCCCACGTTCGTTGATTGCTACCAGTCGATCGCTTAGTTCGCGTATTTGTTGTGCCAAGTTAGTCATTATTGATCCTCTATGATTTATTTATCGTCACTAAATAAACAATGCGAATTAAAGAAATTACTGAAAACTACGTGGGCAACGCACACATGGGTGCTGGCTCTGAACGAAGCCAAGATCAACGATTATTGGAAAAACCCCGCACTCGCAAGCACAATCGCAAACTCAAGGACAACATTGGCTACAGCATAGGTGCCGGTCCCGCAAGTGGTTCCTGGGCCAACTCGGGTGCTAGGTTCAAGCAGATGTGATTCGCGAAGCGGAAAGCAGATTTTTCGGCGAAGCCCAGCGGAAAAATTTTCCCACCCTGATTAAACTGCCAGTTAATGCTGTCACTGTTGAGAATGGGTTCTGCAGGGTAAAAAAAATACCTGCGCAAAAAAATTCAACCTGAGATTCTGTTTTCCAAGATTTGTTTATATAGCGGATGATTCAAGCTGTCTTGTGTTAGTGTGCTAGCTTTGGTTTGATTGAGTTCTTTCCATAATGGACGAAGATTAGAGTAGTGATTGAGCAATAACAGTTCCGGTTCGTTACGGGCTAGCTTAACAGGTACTATGTGATCAATGTGCCAAAGCGCACGGTTGGACCATGACATACCGTGCAAGAACTGACTTTCAATATGAGCAGAGAACTCATCAAAAGAACATCCTAGTATACTGGCAGATTTTGTAGTTTTCTTATATCCTTGATTACTTAATACATTGGCTATAAGTGTACCTACATTGGCACGCAACTTGGCCAAAGGGTTAGAACGGCGACGTTCACGCATGTACATGGCTCTTGGTGTGTTCTTTAATGGAGGTGTGGGTTTACACACACGATTGGCACGATTCTTATCGCTGATACATGCTCTACAAGTCAACGTGTGATTGTAGAATTCAGACAGATTTTTAGTGGCAGCACACACACGGCAAGTTTTTTCAGTACGGGGTGGAGGTTTGGGTTTGGGTGTTTTTGGCACATAAGCAGCAAGTGTACACGCTCTGCATTGGCTAAGGTATTGAGTATGCCCAGTGCGGGGATTGGTGCCTTTAACGTAGAACGCATCAAAGGGCTTGGATTGGCAACATTTGGTACAGGTTTTCATATACTATTATTTACCCGAAAGGGTCCTGCGTCTCAAGAATTTCTTGCTCGAAAAAAAATATAAAGAAGTACTTGTAGAAAAAGAGGGGTGAAAATACTTCGGTACCCATGCGCTGTTGCGCTATAGCAACAGTTTTATAAAATTCATGCCTGGGTGCCCCCACCCTCTCGATGATTATTTTATATGTCCCCCACCGATATCAAAAAGAAAAAAATCCCCAGAAAGAATTTAATCAGTCTGGGGATACAAAAGGTCTTGCCGGGAGCGATTCGGGCTTACAAGACCTTTTCATGGACACACTTGCCGGGAGCGAATCGTTGGGCATGTCCTGTACAGCCTACAGCTATGCTGCTGCTTACTGTACTGTGGCGCACAGCTTACCTGTTGCGCATACACGTTACCTCTGCTACTGCCTTCCACTTGTCCGGGAAGCCGTGCTTCAAGTCTGCTACCTTAAGGACTGTACGCAGGCTCAGCTCACGTAGGCGTGGCACATTGGCCTTAACAAAGTCTACCACTTCCATCTTCTGGTAGTCTTCAAACTCATACTTGTCCAACATGCCGCACTCAGCTACCACTTGCTCAATACGCAAGAGCTTCTCGCGCTCAGTATCAATAGTGAGATCCAAGTAGTGGCAACGGCTCTCCAGGGCTTCCAAGTGGTCACGCAGCTTCTTGCTCTTAACGTGATCAAACTTGATGTTGGTAATGAAGATAGCACCACCTTTGAACTCAAAGCTATCTGGCACGCCTTCACGACGCAATAGATGTGAGTCAGTGTTCCAATGGATCATACGCTTACTGGATGTGTCCAGTGCCGCTTTGAGAATGTTCAAGCTCAAGTCATCTAACAGTACTGAGTCACAGTCATCAAACACTAGAATGTTCTTAGCATCCTTGTAGTGGTAGAGCTTACTGTACAAGCCCAATGCGCTCATTGCGCCCTTGACCACTTCATACTTCTTCAGCTTCTGATCGTTAGCCACGTCAGCGAAGACATCATGCTTTGACAGTACTTTCTCTACACCAAAGCTCTTGCCAACACCTGGAGGGCCTGTGACAATCATAGCACGGACTTTGCCGCTCTTAACCGCACGGGTCATGTCATCGAGGATCTCAAAACGATCACGCATACGATCCATGATCTCAGCGTCTGTCTCTTTACTCAAATCTTTCTTGACTGACTCCACTTCCAAGCTCTTGGTTGTGACTTCAGATTGCAGGGCCATCAGCATCTTTGATGTAACTACTTTCGCCATTCGTCGCTCCTTTGGTTAATTAATATTTACATTATAACAGGATGTTGCCATCCTGTCATGTCTTTTGGTTAGTCTAATCTCGAGCCTGCATAAGCCTTCAAGCCCAGGCTTTGCAAGTAAGTGGCCAGAGCCTCTGCGCCAGCTTCTTTGACTGATACTGACTGAGTTGGAATCTTTGCTGGATCCCAATAGCTCAAGCACTTGGGTTTGTAGTCCTTGCGGAAGCCAGCTGCAATCAGCTCTTTGGCCTGCTTGCTGTTGGTACGGTCCACGTACACATCCACCCAACCAAAACCGCATGCATCACGCTCGCCAATCTTTTGATACATCTCAACGCCTGCCAAGTGGGCTAGCACAAAACCTGCTTGAATCTGATTTGCTGTTACCATAGTGTCGCTCCTATTGTGTTGTTGAAGTAGTAATTATACTGTCTTAGCGGCGGGTTGTCAAGCCGTTAACGCCTGCAAAGAACAGGGCCAATCCGCAGAGTGCAATACCGCACAATGGCAAGAGTTGGCTGTCTGGGGCTGTGTCAATTGTACCTGACACTCCGTACACTAGGAAAAATCCTACGAATGCTACGACTGCGTCGCAGAATGCATATAGTTTATCTGACATAAGTTTCGCTCCTTATTTGCTGTTGATGTTGTAATTATAACGTCTTAAGCCACTTCAGTCAACCGAATTACGAAGCCTGAATAGTCTTTTTTTGCACGACCCTTAGCCTTCAATCCAAGCATTGTGCCCTTAGGGTCTAAGAAGCGCAAGTCTGTCTCGTCAGCGGATGGAACACCCTCTGGGATCTTGTCGTAGACAGCAACCACTGACATGCCTTGCAAGAGTGCTTCTGCCACATCGCTGTCGTTGTTCTCTGCCTTAGAGAAGGTCAAGTGGTAGTTGGCAATGCCTTTGACCTTACGACCCAGGATCTTTGTATAGTCATAGAACTGTACTGTAGGGAAGCACTCGAATACATTCAAGCCAGGGAGCATATCGTATTTCTCCCAGCTCAAATCGCTCGTGCCGTTAAGACGAAACACAGGAGTCAGGCCCAGCTTGGTAGCCATCTTAATGCCCTTCTCAATGTCCTTCTTCAAATCAAGCATGAAGTCCTGACGCTGTTCGTAGAAATAATTCGTCTTGCGGATGCGGGCTCGCTGAATAGTGTTGGTGTTCTCACCGCGCTTGAACATACCGCCACGGCCTGCGGTGTTAAGACATGATGCGATGCAACCAGGTGTGGCCTTTGGGCAGGTGTTGCGCCCGCTAAGGGTGGATGGTGCAAGGTGTAGGATGAATGATAGATAGCCAAGCTTCGTGCCCTTTTGGATTTTGGGATTCGCTGTAGAAAGCAGTTTGAACATGTTTCGCTCCAAGTTCGTTGTTGATGTAAGTATTATAACGCCTTTTAGGCTGGGCGTCAACCGTTAATCCCAATCTTTCTTGCCACCATGTTGTTCATTGTACTCGTATCCAGCGGCATAGGCCACGATCTCTGCAGGAGTCATGTCCTGGGCTTGAATGGGCTCTGAATCGTAGGAGCCACCCTCGTAGTAGTGAGGGTTGAAAGGACGGCTATACCAGCTGTCTGCTGAGCCACGATCAAAGGGTCCACCATGGCGGCTATCGTAGACTTGACCCTTGTACTCTATACGGCAAAATTGATCTTCTAATAACATTATACCATCTCCTTAAAATAACGATAGGGCAAGCCCAACAAGAAGCAAAGGTACTCGTCGTCGCCATCACTACCTTCTGCCTCGTGAACCCAGCGCATGGCCATCTCACGAGTCTTAGCACCCGAACGCATCAAGTCCTGCATACGCATTTCGAACTCGTGTGCGGCGATTGCTTCACGCTCTTCACGCAGAGTGTTCTCTTGATCGATAACACGAGCCAACTGAACGAACTCAGCTTCAAAGTCTGCTTCAGTCCAGTTGGTGGTATCAATACCACGTGGGCGAACGCCGTAGGCATCCTTGTACATATCCCAGTATTGGCAGGCATATTGCTCTAGCACGGACATCTCTTCCCAGCTTTTGAAATCTTCCATCTTATGCTCCTTGTGTGTCTGTATGTCTCTATTATAGCAAGGATTTGCCAAACTGTCAACAACCTTTCTTTCTGAAAGGTCTTTATTGGGTTGCCCAGCCTTGCCGTCCATCCCGTTGCCTTCGAAGTTTGATTATAGCTGAGATCCTAGAGTCAGTCAAGACGAAAGGTGTTGTATTTCTACAACACCTTTCATATGTGGTGGGCCCACCTGGACTCGAACCAGGGACCAAAGGATTATGAGTCCTCTGCTCTAACCAACTGAGCTATAGGCCCTAATTCGTATACCTTCGCACTTCTCTCAGATCATCGTCTGTATCCTCTAGGATCCAAATCTCTTCGTTAAACTCAAGAAGGTCTTGTGCAACCTTCTCTGCTTCTTTAAGGGTTGGGACGCACTCGAGGAGCTCTTCATGCCCCTCGTATAGGCCCCAGACTTCAAACTGGATAAAGCTCATTTTGATACCATTGTTTAGAAAGGAGCATCCTCGTTCTCAACAACCTTAACAGCCTTAGGAGCCTTAGGAGCAACTGCCTTCACAGGAGCTGTCTTAGCCTTAGGAGCGGCTGTCTTAGGAGTGTTGTCTTCAATGTACTCTGTGATGGTTGCCTGGGCTGTAGCATCAGCAAAGTCTTCAAGCGTCAAGAGCATCTTAGCCGCTTCCATCTTGGAGAACTCACCCTCGAGATCAGCCAAGCGGATGTCTTCATGGCCACTCTTAGCGAGCACCTTGATACGCATGATGTCATTGGCAAAACGAATCTTGTAAGAACCGTTCAATTTAGAAATACCTGCAACCGAAAAAGTTTTATCTGTAGCCATTTTAAAGTTTCCTTCTGTGTGTGTTTTAAAAGTATGAACGCCTTGTTCATGTTCTAATTATACAACTATTTTGGTTAGTTGTCAACCATTTTTCTTTGGTTTTGGACGAATCTTTGGATTTTCTAACTTGCCAAACTCTTTGTCCACATAGTATTGAATCAGGTTACGCTGGATCATTGTAACCAAATCGCCGTGATCATCATCCACTACAAAACGGACTGGACAGTCTGCCCATGTCAGCTTTCTATTGAAGTCTGCAAACCAACGTCTGTGTTCCTTGTTGTTCGCATTAAAGACTACATAAGGCCTGCCAAACAATGCTAATCGGCTCATTTGCTTTCTGTTATCCAGGATCGGATGACAGCCTCAAGAGCTTTGAAATCATAGTCTTTTGGTGCAGGACGAACACGCGATTGCTCGCGAGCATCATGCTCTAGGTTCTTTTCTTTATTTGTTTTCATGTTGTTCCTGTTCGTTTACCGCACTCAAACCGCCATCAAGATCGATGTCGATGTTTTCCTCGTCTTCCGAGTTCTGTTCTTCCCACTCTTCCAAGTTCTCAACGATGCACATGCACTCGTCAACTTCAGGGTTGATATACTCAGCCACTTGTGCCGCTGTCATATCTGTATAGTCCATGTAGTCGTCGCCATTCTCGTCGAACAGACCACAATAGCACATACCCGATTCCCAATAGATGAGCTTGACCTTAAAGCCCAAGTCCTGGAACTTCTCCATAGCCGCAATAGGCGGAGCCCATGCACTATCAAAGTTCATGCGTAAGTCTGTAGGACTGTCCTGGCTGGCTTGATCACCCTCACCGCCCACATCCCACTTGGTGCCCCATTCATTCACACAGTAGTCATACCAATTGGCGTAGCCATGCTTGGCCACATTGACTTCTTCCTGTGCTACAAGATCCTTTTGCTTTTGATCTTCGTCATCACCCACACGACCTGCCACAATGTGCAAGTCATCGGGCACTGGGCAAAACTCATTCAACAGTTTGCCATCAGCAAAGGCCTTCTTGGCCCGCTCGATCATTGCTGGGTCTTCGTGTTCTAAGACAAGATAGTTGTTGCACCAATTAGGCATGTTAAACTCCCATTTCGTAAAAGGTTACTGAAGGATCAATGCTGAGGAGTTCCTCAGCACAACGGCTCAAACGGCGCACCTTGTCACGCACTACATCGCGTGGCAATTCGCCATCGCAGGTAAGGTTCTCAGGGCTCATGTCTGCATCAATCATGTCAGCGATACGCTGGCGATCCTTAGCGTTCAACAAGCTCAGTTCCTTGCCTTTGAAAATGCGGGTCCACTGGTTCTTCTGTGCCACATAGGCTTCTAGTGTGCTAATGTTCATCTTTACTCCTTTGTGTGTCTGTATGTATGTATTATACTGTCAAAGTCTGAACTTGTCAATAACCATGTCAGCTTCATGGGTATCGTTGCACTCGTCAGCGAACGCCAACAGCATCATTTGGATGATGGTCTTGCACTCGCGTTGCTCTACAGCGGGCAGGGTTCGAATAAAGGCATCCACACCTTCCTTGCTATTGATGCCCCACATGATGTCTGCTAAGGCCATTTGCTTTGGGTTGAATCCCAGGATCTCAATCATTGTGCTTTCCTTTGTGTTTGGGTTGACGTTTGTATTTAATCTTGCTCTCTACAACCTTCTGCTTGAAGGGCGTATTTTGGGCAAAGAGAACATAATGCTCTCTATGCTTGGGTTTGATTTTTATTACAATCTTCATTGCGCTCTCCTTACTATGTCATTATTATAGCGCAGAGAGCCCAAATTGTCAACTCAAAAGGTGTTGTATTTTTACAACATCAGCTGTTGCTGGTAGCGTAAGGGCTGAGCTCCTCGTCCCAAATACCTGCACCTTTGAACCAAGCATTGACAATCTCAATGGGACAGTTCAAGTCTTTGGCAATGTCCTCTGCACTCATACCCTCATCACAGGCACGGTATTCAATTTCCCAATCAAGTTC